TCTTATCTCGCAACTCATTTTCAAATATGTGAACCAATTTAATTCCGTGATATGAACATGATTTGGTTTTATTCAAATGGTAATTTTTATTGACTCCCTTACCTTTATCACTATGCCAATATAACCCATTTAGCTCAAATGCCATGTTTTTATCTGGAATATAAAAATCTAACTCTTTACCCACCAAAACAGTTCTGTCACGCTGTTTTATAATCGTGTCTTTTGGTAGTGATTCTTGTAAAAAATTTAAAAACTTACTTTCAATCGTATGAACTCTTTCAGGGTTACAGAATTTGCAAAACACATCGTTTGGCTTATATATATTATCTTCAAAAATTCTATCACATTGCATACATTGAAATCTATAATCAACGTCAAAGTGATAACCTTTATATTCTTCAAAAGAACAAAGCATTTTAACTTTATTAGCGAGAAACAATTCATTAGTAAGATAGTCGTAGTGATTTTTAAATTTAGTATTTTTAGTTTTATCAGTGATCAATTCGGTTTGATACCTATCCCTATTTGACATCGTTTCTTTTATTTTATCTATGTTGTTATAGTGCTCTATTCCATATTTTATTAAATTGTTTGACTTTACTTTATCATACCATCCTTCTTTTTTGCTAACCCAGTCCACTCCATATTTGTTCAATATGGCGTTTTTTAAGTTTGATTTGACTTGTTCTGTTTTCATAGGATGCATTCCATACTTTTCATCAAACGTTTTTTTTGCATTTGTTTTACATAAAGCTTTAACCGCAGGATTGTTGGATGAACACTTCTTACTGCAATACACTTGTTTATTGCGTTTGTAAAAACTAACATCAAACTTGTTATTACAAGTAGGACATATTTTTTCTATGAAGTCTGGATTTAGTTTTGGTCTAGACATAATTGTATTTAGGTTCCTATATTGTATAAGTATTAACCAAACTTGTCAAGTTAATATAAAAAATTATTTTTTAGTATATTTATTAATAGAGTAACCAAATTAATGTTTGGTAATACTAAAATGATAACTATACTAAACAACATAATTACGGAGGAAACACGCGATGTCGGATTTATTGAACAGTAACGAAATATTCTATAGAAATTGGGAACCAAAAGTAAAGAATCGGTTTATTCTTTATATGGATGGTATTCCATCTTTCATTATCAAAAAAGTAAAACGCCCAACGTTTAAGAGCGAAAAGAAAAACATTGATTACATTAACCTTCAAAGATATTACAAAGGTAAGTCTACATGGGATAACGTAACAATGGAACTCTATGATCCAATTGTTCCAAGCGGTGCTCAAGCTGTAATGGAGTGGGTTAGATTGTCACACGAGTCAGTTACTGGTAGAGATGGTTATCAGGATTTCTACAAAAAAGATTTAACTTTAAACGTTCTAGGACCAGTTGGTGACAAGGTTGAAGAGTGGACACTAAAAGGTGCATTCGTCGTTTCTTCTGACTTCGGTGAAGGAGATTGGTCTGACTCTGGCGAACCATTAACCATCAGTCTTGAAATATCGGTGGATTATTGCGTGTTACAATATTGATCTTTTTCATTTGTTACCAAACTCTTACTATTTGTTTAGTAAGAGTTTTTTTATTGACTTTTATCTAAAATGGGTTATACTTATATATGAAAGTGTGATCCATGAAAAAAGAAGATATATTAAAAATAATAGACAATAATCCTGACAGTTATACGATGATTATAAAGGCTCATCATAAGGATTTTTATAACAAAATAAACACTGAGTTCGTCGGTGATAAATTCGGTGAAAAGTTGTATCGTTATATCAACGATGATGTTGATTTAGGTAAATGTAAAAATTGTGGAGGTAATACCAAGTTTAAGTCTTTTGTTGTAGGATTTACTTTATATTGTTGTAAGAAATGCAGTAATACAGCAACAAGTGAAGTTAGGTCAGCATCATTAAAAGAAACCAATCAGAAAAACAGAGCTAATTACTACGAAATAAAAAAATGCGCGGTTTGTAGTAATGAGTTTGAATCCCTAAAGTTTAGAAAACAAAAATGTTGCAGTGCAAAATGCAGTGGAATATACGTTGCCTCACAGCCGAACAGGATCAAAAAAATTAAAAAGACTAAGCTTAAAAAATATGGCAACGCAACATACGTAAATCCAGAAAAAGCCAAACAAACTTGCATGGAGCGATACGGTGTAGATAATATATTCAAATTCAGGGATGTGAAGGAATTAATTAAAGAAGGTAATTTAAATAAATATGGAATGGAATATCCATCACAATCCCCCGAAATTAAGAACAAGACAAAAAACGCCAATTTAAAGAAATATGGTGTAGAAAATCCGAGTAAGTTAGAAAGCACAAAGAATAAAGTAAAGCATACTTTTATTAAAAACTATGGAGTGGATAACGTTTTTAAACATAAAGAAACCATGCAGGAAGTGTATATAGAAAATATTAAAAAATATGGATCAAAAATACCAGTAAATGGAGAGTTATTAAAATCATCAATGTTAGTTAAAATGAAAAAGTTACTATATGAATCAATAACTGATAGGTTAATTAACAAAAGCGAGTGTATTCCGTTGTTTACCGTTGATGAATATATATCTACGGATAAAGTAAATAAATACAAGTTTCAGTGTAAAAAATGCAATACCGAGTTTTATGATCATATTGACGGTGGACATTTACCAAGGTGTTTGGGTTGTGACCCTTTAATAACCATAGGAGAGTCCAAAGCTGAGAAAGAAATAGTTGAGTATATTAAATCTTTGGTCGGCGATGATAATGTTATAGAAAATGACAGAACCATATTAAGCGGGTTAGAGTTAGATGTTTATATACCTCAAAAAAACGTTGCCGTTGAATATGATGGTTTATATTGGCACGGTGAGAAAGGTGGTGGAAAAGGCAAAAAATATCACGTTAACAAAACCACATTATGCAACGCGAAAGGTATAAAATTGATTCATATTTTTGAAAACGAATGGATACATAAAAAGGATATTGTAAAAAGCAAACTAAAACATTTGTTACAGGAAAACACAGATAAAAGTATATACGCTAGAAAATGTGTTATTAAAGAGACGACTGATATTGCTGATTTTTTAAATAAAAACCACATACAAGGTGACGGTCCATCATCCATTAAAATCGGAGCATATTACAATAATGAACTTGTGGCAGCAATGACTTTTGGCAAAAGAAGAGTGGCGTTAGGAAAAAAGACCTCTGACGTAGGTGAATATGAGTTATTACGGTTTGCAACCAGTTGTAAAGTAGTCGGTATAGGTAGTAAACTATTACATTATTTTATAAAGACGTATAATCCGATAAAAATAACAACATATGCAGATAAAAGATATAGCATTGGTAGTTTATATGAAAAGATAGGATTTGTGAAAAAACATGAAACGGACCCGAACTATTGGTATTTTATAGATGGAACTGATAGGTTATGGCATCGGTTTAATTTCAGAAAAGATCAACTTTCTAAAAAACTTGAGGTATTTGATGATAATTTATCAGAGTGGGAAAATATGAAAAACAATGGATACGATAGAATATGGGATTGTGGTAATATATTGTATGAATGGATTAAAAAATGACCATTTCTTTATAATTTTTCATATTTATATACAATGAGCAAAATAGCAACAATCACTTTTGGAGATTTTAACCCACCAACTATAAAAACCAAAATATTAATTGATAAAGTGGTTTTGACCGCTGGAAACAATGATTATTATATATTTGTTAGTAGAAATAACAACCCTTTGGACTATTCTGAAAAAATGGGGTTTTTTAGAATAATGTTTCCATATGTTGCAAGTCGTGTCATTCAAGATGAAAATGTAAGGGGTATTTTAGATGTTTTTAGCTTTCTAAAAGAAAGAGGATATACCGATATCCAATACGTGTGTGACAGTAATAAAGTTGCAGGGCTTACTCAAAAATTAAATGATTGGAATACTGCTGAAAAGAATAACGGAGGAACACCGTTTAATAGCATTCGTGTTGTTGATGGTGGAGTAAATTCTGATGTTGACTCAAAAAACGCAGTACAATGTGTTTTTAACAATGACATGAATTGTTTTAAGACGTTGATACCCGATCAAAAAGTAGCCACAGATTTGTTTAACGCTATAAAAATAAGCAAGGATAAGGAACCAATTCAAGGAAATGCGGCATACCCCGTTCCAGAAAGACCCGTCAAAAAATCAACAAAAGAATCGTTAACTAGCATCATAAAGAATATTCTCAGAGAAGAAGAATTTGCCGAAAAAGATAGACCAAAAATTATAGCTTTAAGAAAAAAATCTGCGGCGGACAAGGTAAAAGAACGCGGTGAAATAGAAAAGAGTGTAAAAAGTCAATTAAAAGACAAAGAAAACGCTTTTAAAATGGCACTAAAAGACCCTAGCGAAGACGCCGACGAAAAGCTTACACAGTCTAAAGAGGAATTGGCAAAGGCAAAACAAGCTGCTATTAACGCTAAAAAAATGACTACTGCATCAAAAAGTGAGTTAAGTGCAATTAAGGAAAATAAATTGGTATAATCCCGAAATA